GCGGCTACGCCGTCTGCTTGAGTTGCGTAGGGTTTGTTTTCCCCGCAGTCAATGTCCAACCAAAATGCTTTGATCGCCAACACATTGTCAGTCGATCGCGTCTTGTTAGTCTCATACTTTGCACAGCCAAAATACACATCGTAGTCTTTAGCCAGCAAGTCAGCGACTTCTTTTTCAACTTCTTCTAGTTCCCGAACAAATACTTGTTTGGGCAACCCAGTCTTTTTCAGACCTACAACGCAGTACCACCCCTGTGGGGAAAGCACTGCTGATAACAATTCTGTCATTGCCGCCCCTGCATTGCGAAAAGATGGGCATCCTAGAGGCACAACAATGCCCCGTATTAGGATGCCCCGCCCGATTACAAACTGAACTTAGCCCGTTCAAGAGTTTCCTGAATCTTCAAAGCATGTGGCTTGCGGGGTATCCACTCACCAACAAACCATTTGTAGATGGTCATCCTGCTTACCTTGAAGAACTCAGAAACATCTTTCACCGGAATCTCTTTGGCAATGCAGAACCTACCCAGCATGACGCCGGGGCTATCCGTGCTTGCCTCTAAGTTAGCTCGGATGATTCTTGACATGTAGCCACGGTTGTCCATCGTCACTCGTCGTCAGTCCAGCTACTAATTACATCCTTGAAGTCCTTCTTTGGGGTAGGCTCGGCGTTCTTCTTGGATGCACGTTTTGTAGGCTCGGGTACTTCTTCAGCTTCAACCTTAGCGGCTTTTACAGTTGCCATAGCTTGAGCTTCGTCTATATCAAGCATCTTGCCCATTGCAGTGAGTTTGGCTTTTGCTCCGTCAGTAGTGGCAGGGGTTTGCATTACTGCGGAACGGGCGGCAGGGCTATCGCCTTTCTCTTTTGCTGTTTCCCACTGCCCTTCAGTCAAATATTTGAGGGGCTTGAAGGTCAGCTTGGGCGTATCACTGTCGCTGTCAAGGCGAATCTCAGTCACCAAAGTATTGATGCTCTTGCCTTGAGCGCCGACATACTTGGCGTACTGTTGGAAGGGCATCTTGTCGAGGTCACCACGACCGAAGATCGACTTGGAGGGCAACACCAGTTGGAACACATCGCCGTCAATATCGTCGGCTAACAGAACTGCCAATCGCTGCTGGAAACGGCAAGCGCGGGAGTCACCTTGACCCGAACCTTTGATGTTTTGGGGGCAACCCTCACAAGTCTTGGCTTGGGGTTCTTCGACTGACGCATCGGGTGCATTGCCATCGTTAGACCAACAGTCAGGTGCAGACGACTCGCCAGCTACATACTTACCAGCATAGAACTGGCGGGCAATGTTTCTGCCGCCATTGACGATCACGACTTCCATTGCGCGACCTTCGTTTTTGGCAATCTCTTCACCATTGACCATCATGCGGAACACACCGCCACGGATAGAGATACGCTTGAGGCCGGTGTTACCAGCCAGTGATTTGGTTAAGTCATCCATCCCTGCGCGTTTGAGATATGCGGGGACTTCTTGTTGGAACAAAGTTACTTCACTCATGGTTACTCCTGTGGTTGAAAAATTACTTACGACGAACTGTTATTTCGTACTCACTATCTACATGCAATCCGGGGGGATGCACTTCGGGGTTGTCATCCAAAAACTCTTTCATGCTAGTTTGGTGGATGCGTTTCTCCAACAGCCCCATTGCTCCATGCTCTTGCATGAATTGGTAGAAGCTACCCCAGTCATTAGTCCAGTAACGGTTTTTGACTGTGCGGTATGCAATACCTGAGGGCGAAGAAAAACTAGTTGCTCCAGTTTCCTTGGAGATTTCTACTAACTTGTGCTTGAGGGTTTGCATGTCCTCTTCGATCTGCGCAGTCTTCTCTTTGAACTCTTGATACATCATGTCGCGCTTGTCACGTAACTTAATGTACGTAGAGACTATCTGCTCTATGGGTATATCCATATCTCTCTCCTTCTATGTTTTTGTTGCCTCGGGGTATTGATTATACCCTCTTTGTTGACTTTGTCAAGAATTAATTTCGTTCTTGTACAAATCAATTATTTTTGCGTGGTAGTCCAGTTTGTTTTGAAGCATCTCATATAACTTAGCCTCGACGGGGCTACCCTCGATATGCACTACTGTTACAGGATTCTTCTGCCCTTGGCGGTGTACCCGTGCGTTAGCTTGCAGGTAGGTTTCGCTGGACGTAACTGGAGCGTACCATATCACTATGTTAGCCGCCGTTAGGGTTACCCCGTGCGCCGCCGCCTGTGGTTGTATTAGCAATACTTTCGGCTCTGTGTTTTCTTGAAAGCGTTTGAAAATATCAGTACGTTTGTTGACGTTTACACTACCATTTATTATCTCCGCAGTGATGTTGTTCTTATCCATAAACTCTTTGACAAGGTTTATGGCGTGGGTGTAGGGGATGAAGATCAGTACTTTATTTGCTGACTCTTCAATCACTTCCTGCAATACATTGAGGCGGGCCGACACATCAAATTCAATGACGTTCTTTGTATCGGTGTAGACAGCGCCACATGCAATCTGTAGCAACTTGTTCAAGTTAGCCGCCGCATTAACCGCAGACACTTCCTCGCCCACTGCCGCAATCAGAAAGTCCTTCTTAAGTTGCTTGTAGTATTTCAACTGTTGGGCGCTCAATGGTGCAAAGCGGGATGTGTGCGTTACATCGGGCAGGTCAAGACACTCCTTCTTGGTAAAGCGTATTGCTGGTTGCAGTAGTTCGTGCACGACTGCTTCTGAGTTTGGCTTGGGTATCCATTTGAATCGGGTGAGTTGGTACATCACAGACTCTCTATACATGGTGTACAGGGTCGGCGCTCTTGCAGGGACGCAGGCTTTTGCCAGCCCATACGCATCCAACGGAGACTGTGCCGCAGGTGTGCCAGTCATCATCCATAGCCATGTAGTCGGCGACATGATGTACTTCAGCGTCTTGAACCGCTCGGTGCGAGAGTTCTTGTATGCGTTCGCTTCGTCCACGATGATGAGGTCAAAGCCGCCGTTCTTAATCTCCTCCCTCACAATGCCAACGCCATCGTAGTTAATGATGACGAATTCGGCAATGCCATTGATGATCTGCTTGCGCTTGGCTCTGTCGCCGTAAGCCACGTTCACACTGCGGTGGACAGCAAACTTAAACAAATCGGCTTGCCATGCTGACTGCATGATAGACAAAGGGCAGATAACCAATACGCGGTTGATGACGCCCTGCTCTAGTAGGTAGTCTGCCGCCCATATTGCTGACGCCGTCTTGCCTGTGCCTTGCTCGTTAAAGCAAAAGCCCCGCTGGTGCAAGGTTAGAAACGATGCGGTTTCCTTCTGATGGCTCATGGGCTTATACAGTCCGGGCCACTCGTAGTCCCGCACGATGGGCGATGGTGCAGACTTGATACCAAGTTTGCGTAGGGCTTGCGCTTCCTTCAACCCCCAGTTGACTGCAACCTCAGTTACGTCATCAATCTGATTGACCTCAGTACTCTTCTCAATCGCTTCAATAATACGTTTTGGGTTCTTGGTGCGAACCACCAAGATTTTGTTGTCGATGATGTGCATTACTTTATGGAGTGGTCGCTGTTACGTGCATAGGAACGATTTGCGGATGCGGGTTTAGCTTTGAGGTTAGACCGCACAGTCTTGCCACCCTTGCTGAGTGGGACTTTATGATCCACATCTTTCCCATCTCCTTTATGTACAACACCTTCGCGCTCCAACATAGCGCGGGCTTTGTTTCGTGCGGCTCGTTTCTTTTTGACAGCGGGTGTGCCGTCATACTGCTCGTATTCTTTTTTGTATGGGCGGGGTTTGTTTACGTAGGGCATTATTTGTCCTCATTCGGGTGGGGCATAGGGAAAATACAACTAGCTTGGGTTTCCATATTTGCCGCCAACTCCTTCAACGCATTTGCATGACGGTATAAGCTGCCGGGGTTTTTGAACCTAAAATAGTAAGACAACCCAATGTCTGGGCTGAGTTTAGATATATCTTGCGCTATCGACATAGTCATAGAAGTAGCGCAGTCCATACAAAACATAAAGTCTTTTGCCTTTTGAGGGCGATAAACAACTCCAGTGTCATTAGCAAACATAGGCTTGTCACAAGCCGTGCATACGCTCTCGCCGTTAAAGAATCTGTCGGGGGTTAAACTCATTTCATTTCCTTCCGTTGTGTTCGCAGTCTACGACTGCACAAAATTTCCGGCATGTGAAGTTGGGTTTGGGATTCCACATGTCGGACTCGTACGACTTCTCCAGTCGCTCTATCTCAGGCAACCACTTCTGCCAAGCCTCAGGCTGTTGCTCGGTGGCAAACTCGGCACGAACTAAATCTTGAGCAACAAGAAACATCAGCCCACACTTAATTGATTTGACCTGCGGGAAGTGCTTGAACACCAGCAACGACAACAACTCCAACTGCTTGGTGTCGGCGTACTGACTGCTCTTGCCTGTCTTGTAATCGATGATACGCGCCTTGTCGCCGTTGATAATAAGCAAGTCAGCGATCCCACGGAACCACGCATCCTCTGCTTTGAATTCGCACGGCTTAAAGTCCTTGGTCAGCCCCATCTCGTACTCACAATACTTCTCTCCGGGCAAGTCCCTTAAGGGGTCAAGGTGCTGTTGTATGAAAGCGTATTGCGGTGGGATTGGAGTGCCAGTTCTAATGTAGTCTTCAGCGACTTTGTGTACCACCTTACCGTAATCTAAATGCACTTGAGGTGGCTCAACAATATCCTTCGCTACACGCATGTGGTAATACTTGCGGGGGCATTGCTGAAACAGCGAGATGCTGGAGTACGACCATGTGTAATTCATTGACTAGCCTTTGAATTTTCTTGTTGTTCCATAGCTGTCTCCATATTTAACCTCGCAATCAAGTGGCAGGGTCTGCGCCCATTTCGGCCTCCATCGCATGCACTCTTGTACATATCGTGCGGCTTCTTCCTTCTCTTCTTCCCTAGCTATGCAAGCCACAGCATCGTGGACAGTCAGCACAACTTGGTAGCGTTCAGCAACCTTAAGCATCTGCTCGCCAATCACGCACCGTGCCAACGCCTGACAGATATTCTCAACAACCTTACCGCCATAGATACGCACATTGCCACGGCGGGTGGAGTAAATGTATTGCTTACGCCCACGCTCGTCAACAGCTTCCGGCCTTAAGTCCATATACTTCAGCGGCAAGCCACTGGGCATATCAAACCCTATCCCGGGCAACACGTTAACCGCTTGAGGTTGCTTGCCAAATATAGAAGTCTTGAGCTTCTCATCCGCTAGAGCATCCAAGCATACATGCGCCTCTTCCCATAGGGCGGGTATATGGGAGTACTCATCCCGATAGGTTCTCAGTACCTTCTTGCACCACTCTTCCGACAGGTCTACCCCAAATGCTCGTAACTGTGCACGGAACTTAACGTGACCCATGCCGTAGCCGCAACCCAAGATGGTTGTCTTGCCAACGAATCGCTCTTCCTCAGTCACATTTGCAACTATTTGACGGCGGTAAATCTTTGCCGCCATGATGCGGTACACATCCTCACCACTGGAAAAAGCATCTACCAAATCGGTCTGACCCGCCAGCCACGCCAATACTCGGGCTTCGATTTGAGATGAGTCTGAGTCGATCAGTACATATCCCTCGGGCGGCACGATGGCGCACTTAAGCTTCGGTGGGGGCGCACCCTTCTTACCCCTTGGCAGGTTCTGAAGATTGAGCTTGTCGTCTCCACCCCATCTGCCTGTGTGAGCAGCGTAGTACCGTAGTGGGACTGGAAGGCTACCGCGCTTTGATATGTCAATAAACCTCTGAGTCCGTGTCTCTTCCAAGGTGCTTTTGTTGCCCAATCGGGCGGCAACTAACGCTTGCACTTGCAGGTCAGGGTGGTCTGCCAACGCCTTAAACCCATCATCGCTCTTGGCAAGGGCGTATGTCATCTTGCCTGTGGTCGGGCTGATCTTCATGGGTGGCTCAACGCCCAAATTAATGAGCATGTCGGCAAACTTGGGGTTTGACATTAGCGAGTCTTTGTCGGCACTTGCGGCGGCAATCAGAGCTTCCTTCTTGTCTACTACATCGATAAGGTGTTGTTCCAGCAGTGGCAAGTTCAACTGTAAGATTGGTTTGGTAAACATCCGCAAGGTCAAATCAATGAGGCGCAACTCCTTGTTCTTGAAGCTGTAACGCAGGATCTCAAAGAGCTTATACGTAATCTCTACGTCGTTCTTGCAGTACTCACCATACTGTTGCAGGTCATCGGTACTGAAGTCACGGCGGTGCTTACCCATTGCCGCTACAACCTCAGTACCTTTTTTCCCCACACCGTACCGCTCGGCGGCTTTTGCCAAGCTGTTACCAACCTCTGTGCCATCAACCGCACGAAGCATAGCCAGTGTGTCCATCAGCGCAAACGGATGGATACCGAAGTACCACGCCAATATCGCACCGTCAAACATCATGTTATGGGCGACAACGAAGTACTTCTCCATTTCAAACTGATCCAGCCAGTCCTTGGTCTCGCTCTTCGTGCCGCTAAACCACTGTGCTGGCTCGTCTCCAACCTTGACGGATATGCCAATGACTTCAAAGCGATCGTCACGGACGTACTCCTCTGTGGTCAGCTTACTCAGGCTGAAGTCTTTGTCGTAGTAAGTCTCAAAGTCGATCGTAAGAAAATTCATGCTTTGGCAAGTTCACGGTTGAGATACCAAACAGCTTTCTCAAGGTCTTGCTTCTTGTCGCCTTTGTGTTCGGCTCGACTGATGTACTTCACGGCGTTACCCATGTTGTAGTTAAGTTCCTTGGCTTCGATAAAGTCAATCGTCTCAATGCCGCCGGTCTTGTAATGGGCGGGATGGTTCACTGGATCAAACGCGGGTTCTTCCATAGTGATTAACTGAGAAGCCAATACATCTTTGGCGCTTTCGTCCAGTTGGTTGGTATCTACCCAGCGGTAAACATACCCATCTTTATCTTCCGGCATAGGGGTCATCGCTGGCGGTAGTCCATTTTCTGCCCAAAATTTCTCACGCTTGCGCATCGTTTGCCTAACCATGTACACAACCTGATATGTTGTATCAAAGCGGGCCGCAACATCTTTTAATGCCATGTCGGGGTTTGCTTTAAGGTAACGACGAATCTTCTCTGCTCTACTTAGTTTCTTTGCCATGTTTCTCTCCTGTTGTTAAAAAGGTGCTTGCTCTACTTGCTCAACGACTTGCTTTTTGTGCAAGTTCTCTAACGATTTGCCATTTGCTCTGCGGAAAGGCCACCACCTCACCAGTTCCTCCTGACTTAAGATTTTTGGTGTGGTATCTAAGGTTTTGTTTAACTGCTTCCTTGGTTTTGGGGTCATAACTTTCAAGCTCAAGATGCTTTTGCATTTCTACGCTTTGTTGTAGAAACTTGCGCATCCACTTTATTCCGCCCAGCCTCATGTATTCCGTGTACTCGGTCGATGTCAACCGCATGTTTACCGCTTTTCCTGTCGCCGTCTTTTCTTTTCGCATCTGCCTTCTCCTTTGCTATACGTTCTTCTTCCACCCACGCCGCCTCATCTGCAATGTCCTCCTCAAGAGTAGGGTGCGGAGTGACGTTAGCACTGCACTGCCAACGCAGTCTTGCTCGCATGGCTCTTACATCCGCTTCAGATATTTGCCTTGCGGAAATACTTCCTCGTGTAGCATGGTTTATAAACTCGCTACCGTCCATGCCTATCAAAGCTGCATAGTCCAAAAAGGTCTTGCTCTTAAAGAAACGAACACTACGAATAGCATTGGGGTCAATGTTCATTCGGTTTTTACGCTCTTGTGCGGTGGGTTTTTGCGTTAAGTCTTTTACTGCTTGTGCAATGACAGCGGCTATCAACTGAGCACAACGCTGAGACTGGGCATCAACCCCATTTCTTGTAGACAAAAAATCAATACTCATGGCCTTCCTTTCTAAATTTAACTATGGAATCTTGAAATCCGTACTCGCAACTATGTTGATCGCCAGCAGACTTAGTTACAAATACCAACCTACACTCAGTGCAATACCACGCCGTGCCTTGGGCAACAATGGTTGACTTGTTTGGGTGCATACCCTTCTCTCTACCAAAGAATGTTCTTATACGTTCAAGCATTTTGTTTCCTCCTTATTAAAAAACCATTTCCATCTACGCTCCTTGGCAATCTGCACAAGTCGAACCTTTACATATTCTTCAAGTGAAATACCTCTCCTACGTATTACATCAGCTTCAGTTTTAGACAAGATAATCTTGTCGATTTTGTTTTGACCCCTCACCTTTCGCACTATCATTTAGTTTCCTCCATCTTCTACATAAATCTTTTGCCGTCTTGCTCTTTGGTTTCCTGTCACACATCTTGCTGAGAGATTTCTCCTTTGCTTGCATCCGCAACGTGTGTGGCGTGACTGGTAGTGGCGGCTCGGGAAAAAGTCCGTTGTATCCAGTTACAGATAGCACAGCACTGAGAAGAAGTTTGTCAATCATGCGAATATCCTCATGAGTTTGTTAAGAGACAACGGCGCTTGCTTTCCACCGTGCATATCGCCATTGAGGGGCGGTCTCAGAACGTGTATATACAAAGATTCAAGGGTGTTAAGCATCTCCCTCTCACAAGGTATAAACGCAAAGCTATCAAATAGTTTGTCATGATGCTCAGAAACCCTTGTGTACACATTGACTGACTGCCCAACATAAACAACCTTGTTGCCACCGATCAAGAAGTAAACGCCTGTTGCTAACTCATAAGGGTTAGCCGCACTGACGATCTCGGCTTCACTCAACAAAACTTTGCTTGTCAATGTCAGAGCAGTCTTGTCGCTCAACTCATGACGTTCCAAAACCTTGCGTTTTAATTCAAGTTCTTTGATCTCACATTTCAAGCTGTCTCGTAGTTCAATATCCAAAAGTCTTTGTGCTTCACGCTCACGTTTATTCTTCTGTCTTGTGGCAACACCTTTAGCGGCGCTTGCCCTACGTTCCTCCGGTGTTTTATTTTGTAGTGGGTTCATGCTTGTCCCCTTTCTCTGATAACGGCGGCAATAAGTTCTGTCCCACCATGCCAATCACTCCAATCGTCAACAACCTTTGCACAGGCTTCACGTTCTTTTGCAACTGCAAGTTTGATTAAGGTTTCAAAAAACTCAGTTCTATCGGTGCCAAGCCACACTCTTACTCCGCCACCATGAATGGTTGAAAGATCAATACCACCAGCCTTTCTTGCCATCTCAATGATTTCATCTTGTGTCATGTGTTAATCCTGTGGTGGTGTGCAAGTGTGAATGTGGGTCGAATCTTTTGTGCGTTTACCGCATCGTGAGCAGAAGTTTTGCTCTTGGCTTTCCAACTCTGCAATGGCTTGGCGTAGAGATGTAATGGTGTCATACATCTGAGGTTCAAAGTCTGCCAATATCCAACCGTCTTTGTTGACGCGCTCAATAAACTCAAGCGCCTGTTTCAATACTTCAATCATGTTGGTTCTCCTTGAGTTTGGTTTCAATGGCGTTCTTTAAGAAGAAAAAAAGCAAATCAAAAAGTGGTCTTGTCATTAAACCAACAACAAATGCTGCAATAAGTTCAATCATGTGTTCTTTTCCTTGATGTCCAACACCATGTGACCTTCGTCACCGTAGTAGTAACCGATAACCTCCCACTCTGCGCCAGAGCTATGTATTTTTATTGGCTTGTACATGGCTTCGGCTATTTGATAAACCGGCTGGTTGGGGTCACTGTCCCCATCAAAAATAACAAATTCGATTGGTGTCATGTGTAGTCCCCTTCCTTTGTGTGCTCCGCAAGCCGTGCTTCTAACCTCTTGATCCGTTCCTCGTTGTACTGCATCGCGGCATTGGCGTACTCAGCGGCGGTCTCGGCCTCCAGCTTACGCAGGTGTGCGTCTTGCAGTTCGGCGTAGATCACCTCGGAGATGGTCTTGGACCTGAGAATGTCTTTGATGTACTTGATTGTTGTTTCTCTGAAGTTCATGCCCTCTCCTTCATGCGCTGTTGTCTTTCTAATCTTTTGTGATGCGCTGTTATGTATACGATGTACTCCATGTATGAATCCACTCCATCCCAGTAGGTTCCTTTTCTTTCTTTTGGCGCATCTATAACGCCGTTGTCAGCATCTTGTCGTGCCTTGGCTTCAATGGTTCGCATCCGTGCGTCCCCTACAACTTCCTTGCAGGTGTCAATGTCAAAGCTCTTTGGGGTCATGGCTTCTCCTTAATATTTCCGTATACCCCAAGCGCCGCATTCCACCCCGCCGCCGCAAACTGTTTGGCTATAGGTTCAAGCCAGCGTGTACCAAACCCCCATTTAATACGCCTGCCCCACCAATGTTCAAATGTCATACCTTCTCCTCATGCAATTCTCGTAAAAAAGTTTTGATTTCAACTTTTGCCGCCGTAACGTCTGGGTCTTCAACCAGCGCTCTCAATCGAATCACTTCGTCCAAAACTTTGTTCTTCTGAGTGTCATAGCTGTACAGGCTGTCGTGTGCCTTGTGAAAAGCGGCGGGATCTTCGTGAAACGTGGCGAATGTGTCGTCCCATGCACGATAAACCTTTGGTCTGCCAGCATTGATTTCTTTAAGTTGTGCTTTGGCTTGTTCAAGCTGTTCTTGCAGTGTCATACCTTCTCCCTTGTAATCTTCGGATTCCTGCGTAGGACGTACAGCCAATACTTGAATGACTTGTGCCCTGCTCTCCATGCACCAATGTTTAAACGGATGGCATACAGAAACACGCCCCACTTGTACGCCCATGCAAGCTCTTTCTGCATTGAAGCCCAATCAGCGTAATTACCGTTTTTGTATGCGATTCTGTATTTGTATTTCAAAGCTCTTTCTCCAGTCGCGCCAACACTTCTTCTCTTGTCAGTCGGTATTCCCAGTTGCATCCGTTGGCTTCTTGGCGCAAGCAACTCCACCAAACTTTGTAAGGGTACTTAGGGTATGGACTGTGCCCTGCGTAAGACAGCTTGTATTTGTCACCAACGCTTTCAAGTTTGAACTCAATCACGCCGCCTCCCTGATAAAAAATAGTTTTGCCATAGTCTCAAACTCAGCCATCTGCGCCTTGGTGTAAATCTCTGCATCCCTTGCCCCTGCAATGATTGTTGTGTAGGTCTTCTTCAAGTTCCAGCCATTACGCACAGCCTCTTGCACAAACAAAGGCCAGTTGACAGTCTTCCCCGCTTGATCTATCCGCATCAGCGCCATTTCAAGAGGCAAGCCGTTCTCTGCGTACAGCTTAAATAACTCTGCGCCGTCAAAAAATTTTTGGTCACTCATCATCGCCTCCGTTCTGTGTAGTGAATATCATCCAGCCAATCATGGCGCAGACAAAGACAAACAGTATCGCGCCCAGTGCCAGCATTGCTGTCATCACAAGAATCCCTGCAATCATTTCAAACATGTCAACCTCCTTCACAATCTTTTAATGCCGCGTCTACAAAGTCACGTACAAATAGCAATACGACAGTAGGGTCATCGTCATGCGTAAACGTCTCATTGATACGTGCCTTGATCTTTAGCAACGTGTCGTGCATATCCGCGCCATGTAACGCACACTTCAACTTGTGTGTGTCTTCGGGGTAGTTAAATTCCAAAACTGCTTTCATAAATTTAAATCTCCTTATGGGCTACCGCTTAACTATGACCGTTCCATCGCCCCAAGCCATGCAGGGACAGATGCAACATTAGACTCGTCAACAATAAGCGTAAACCCGCCAGCCTCTCCGATTCGTTTTAGTTCTCTATCTTGCAAAGCAGTAGTCTTACCGCCATTGGCTTTGCATTCGATCGCGAAGAATACACCATTGTGGCAACCAATGATATCGGGGATACCACTACGCCCATAGCCACCTGTCGCAGGCATAAAGTAGTAAACACCCAGCTTATCAAGCATAGTCTTTAACTTAGCTTTTACTTTGCCCTCAGGGGTCATGCGTCTCTCCGTCTAGTTGTTGACAGAGTATAGCATACAAAAAAGCCCGACGCAATAGCTCGGGCGAAAAAAAAGACATACTGACTAATCGTCAGTATGTCTTGAGAGTGGAAGAGTATTAAGTTAGCAAGTAGTTATTGTTTCGCCACCAACAAGGAAGTACAAGTCAGGACTTTCCTCAAACTTGACACCAACATGCTCAATGGGTTGTTTGTATTCCATTATCTTTAGGATAGCAAACTTCTCTTGGTAGTTGGTTGGCAGATCGTATGTACTGGTCGTCTCCATACGCACATTCATATCGTTCATGTCAACCATAGTAATCGTTCCGTCTTTCTCTGTACGGATACACACACCATAGTTACTGGCAAACGAATGCTGTACTGCTTTCGCAATACGGAGATTGTCGTACCTACTCTGCCCGTCAACCTTAATTGCTTCGATTAGTTCGGGCGACATTGGCGTTGCCCCAGTCAGATACGATAGCACCGCCTCATACTGACCTGTAAGGAAACCCCTAGCCGATGCGCCTGCGTTGTTTACCATGCTCTGTATGTCACCACCAATGTCGGAAATAATCTTGGCAGCTATCGCACTCGGTTCGGTGCGTCTGAATGAATCCATACAGATCTTGACTGCATTTTTGAAGTGCTTGGTCTGCTTAATGTTCTTACTGCCTGAGCCTTTCGCCTTGCGCTTGGTCTTTATCCTCTCTGACCTGATATTGTAGGAATCAAACTTCACGCCTTCAACATGATGGTGTTCGATGTTAATAATTCCGACTAACTCGTAGTCGTGGTACACCGTTACCCCCCACACCTCAAGCTGAGATACATTCTTTACCACATAGGATATGCGTGGCATCCTGTGATGCAACTCACGCATCAGGGTTTCCAATGATGGTGCAATGGTTACATGCGAGCCTACCGAACTCGCGGAATAGTTTCCGTAATCAATCTTCATGCTTGTCCCCTTACCAGTTGAATTTAGAAATGATGCTGTCTACCTTGGACTTGACTGTCTCGCGCATGTAGTCGCTCTCTTTCAGACTCTCTAGGCTAGTACCATTGAGTGCGTCGGCAAGATCGCATCGTGCTTGTTCGAGCTTGACATCTTTGGTGATGTTTAATTTACTCAGCAGATCTACTAGCTCGTTGGCGTTTGATAGCAGAGTACTGTGGAATACCTTGCGCTTGCCATCCTCGGTCTCGCCCAGTCGATCGCTCATGTGGGTTAGGCAGTTGTGCAGTCTGTCCCACACATCACGCATGGCGGTGTTGAGCCGTTTGTTGAAGTGCTCTTCGTAGTGCTGTACCAATTCGGCTTTGGCTTGCTCACCGATATCGATACGGAAGTCACCCGATGTTGGCAACGGAGAGATGGCGTACTCAAACTTAAACTTGTTATCCAGTTCTTCGGGTTCGGGGTACTCGTCTCGGCTGAACAGATCGCCCAACTGAAATGCCATTGCTGATACTAGCGTAGGGTAGACAGTCTTGAAGTTGTTGGCTAGCGCAAGGTAGTTAGTCCTGTGCGTATCCAACTCCTGCTTGTACCCACCCGCGAACAGATTCTCCATCGTCACAATGCGACCACCTGCATCTGACCAAGGACTTGTGCGCTTGGTGTTCCATAGCCTTACATTAGCGGCATACTTAATCACCGCATCCAAGTGGTGATTGCCAGCAAACAAATGCTTGTGGTAGTTGCCTGCCCTGACCTTTGTGTGCTTCGATGCGTCTATCTCATTTGAGACTGCCTTGTCCAACTTGCGACCAGTCCAACATGAGATGCTCAACTCAACCAACATGCTTGATGTTGCGATACCAATAGACTCAAACTCTTCCATGACTCTCTCCTGTTATGTTTAAAAAGACATACTGACAATTAGTCAGCATGTCCGACTCACTCAATGTGTACACACTTACCTACTGTCGGAACGAACTCGGTATTGCCCTTGACGCACCACAGTACTGGCGCATCCATACCCGCCCAGTTGCCATCGTTACCGCCATAGAAATGCCCATCAGTCAGCATCACCACGCATTGCGGTTCGATGCGGTTCTCGATTAGGTACTTGGGTACACACTCGGGTTCTGTACCACCCCCACCCGCAGGCTTAGTTGACTTCACCGCATTGGCGACCTCGGCGTCACGATATGTTTCGTGCTTGGCAACATGGCTATCCCAGTACAGTAACTCAACACACTCGGGCATCACCTCTTCGCAGATAGCGTTGAATTCGGACATGAACATAGACAGCAGCTCGCCACCGATCGAACCCGATGTGTCTACGCCAACAGCAATGGTCTTTGCCTTACGCGACTCGGTGTTGGGCATGATGAGATTGTTTGCCAACATACGGCGATTAGGTCTACGCCATGTTGACTCGTCACCACCACGAATAGCGACCTTGATGAAGTCACGCATGGCTTCTTTCCAATCTACCTTGGGGTGAAGCAACTCAAAGATCCCACGAGAGACATTGCCTTTCATCTTCCCTGCGAGGATAGAGCCTTCACGCAAAGCGGAATCGATCTCACGATCAAGTTCTTCTTTCTCGTCACCGCTCAGTTCCCCTGCGCCACCCCAGTCATGCTCGTCTAGCTCACCGCGACTTCCTGACCCATTGTCACTATGTCCACCACCGTGACCGTTTTTGTCCTGCCCATCGCCACCACCTTTACCACCATCACCATTCTTGCCACCTTTGCATTCCTCTTTGAGAATGTCATAGACTTGCTTGGTATCCATGCCACGAAAGCGCTCATCCAAGCAACCCATCAGGTCACCATCTGCATCGCGGGGCATAGCGACTATCGTCTGGTGCAAATCGGTATCGCGTATCTCTAGGTTGATAACATAGTCCATCGCCATGTTTGCCAACTGTGCATTCTCTTTGGCAAGGTTGCGCCACACGCTCATGTGACGATACGCTTTGTGCATGGCTTCGTGTACCACCAAGAACGCAAGCTCTTTGTCGTTCAGGGAATCCACAAACCCACGCCCATACACTACATCCCTACCATTAGTGGATGCGGTCTTAGCCTTGTCGCACACAGTTACTTTGCCAACCATGAACACACCTGAGAAAAGACAGAAGTCTTTGTGTTGCATGAGTTGGACATGGCAACGCTCTAGGCGCTGCTCGGCGGTCAGTTTCATAATGGTCTCCAATACATAAAATCAAGAATTATTACGATGAGGGCAAGCGCCCCCACCACGGTTAAAGCAATGTTGTCCTTGCTCATTTGTTCGCCTCGTTGAACATCTTGTAAGACGACACGATCTCGTTGCGCATGTCCTCGTTGTCCAAGATAGCGTTGATGAAATGTTTGGCAGCTCGCACCTCTTGAGCTTTGAGTACTGCTACGACAGTAGCAAGCACAGCCCACGCTAACAAGAACAATTCGGCAAAAGAAAATTCAATCATCAGGGTTCTCCTTGGTTACATCTAATGCAAGCTCGTAACATATGTCTGTGGTCTCAACAACAGTCGCGACAAACTGACGCTTTGTCAGCATGTCCTTCATCTGTACGCCACCATACGCCAAGGTTAAGCAGAGCGCGTTCATACTCATGTCGTAGTCTTGGTTGTGTAGTAGCGTACCTATTTGGTCGGCTAGCGCAAAGCAAGCCTGCATCTCTTCGTCGGTAAGTAGTCTGCTCATGTTCATTCCTTTCTTAGAACAAGTATTGGTTCTCACGCATCCATGTAACGAACGATCCGCTCGTCATCAGAATCTGTTTCTTCTCGGGGTGTCTGCTTGTAGACAAACAGAAAACGGATTGAAGCTCTTTCGGTGTACGCTTTAAGTACTCAAACCACTTGCTGATGTTGCTTCGATCAATGCGTTGCATTGCACCAAACGCCATAATGTTCAATGCCGCAGGGCTTGTGGGCAACTTGCATCCTTTGGGGTCGTTGATAACTTCTTCCCACGATGGCAAGGAATCTGCCACCTCGACATACGCCAACATATCCCGTGCCGCACTCTCACCGATTGTCCCTACTAGAGCAACAAGAAGCATATTTCTTGTGATCTGGGCCCGCTTGGCTACGATCTTGCTCGCCCTTGCAAGTGAGCGGGGAGACACGAATGAGCGGCGTGGTTTCTTGGGGTCAAAGATGTATGGGTTGTCCGTCTGCGTTGGATCCTTGTATGACGCTAGCGCCATAGGGAAAGCCTTCACCCATGCAATCACCTCGGCTTCGATGCCATTGTTCATAGCCCAGTTACCCCAGCTATCATCATCGCAAGTACCATCAGCGTTAAACCCTGCATGCGGTTTCTTAACTGGGGCAATCACGATGCGGTTGATACTGTGATCTTTCAGCATATCGCCCACACCATCGGATGAGTTGTTACCCGTCGTCACTACGATGCTGTCTTTGTGTAGCTTGTTACCAAAGATGCGACGCTCATTTAGTAGTGGGTGAAGCATGTTCTGCACAGCCTGACTTGATGGCTTGGTGAATTCGTCGATGAAGATCATCAGCGGTTCGTTCAGATGAAAACCCCAGTAATCATTGGGGTAGAACGCAGTCGTGCGTGTCTCATGGTTGGGCATTGGAATACCCAAGTCACCCAACTCGGTGTTAGGTGTATCGATGAACACACCACGATAGCCTGTCTTTGCTACCATCTCTTCAAACATGGCGGTCTTACCAACTCCTGGCTCTCCAACTAGATGCACAGGGCAGTCGCTACCAAACGCCAAGATCGCATCCTTAACTTCGTTGAGGGATGCTTCTGCTAACAATCTAACTTCCATGATATTTCCTTTGTGGTTGGGGTAATTGATAAAGACATACTGACCAAATGTCAGTTTGTCCTCATGTACTTTGAGTTTGCATCGCGCACAGGGGACTTCCTGCTTGCAAGCTCGAACTCGAATATCTCGCTACCATACTGGTGCTTGAGTAGGTTCTCAAACCCACGCTTGAATTGCGCGTAGTTGCATTGCCATTGGACAACCCCAGTTAAGTAGCGATAGTGGTTAACGCCCATCATGTAAGTGACAGGCGCAAGCAACTCGTACATGGGCAACAGTCTATCTTCCTCTGCTTTGGTGGATAGGGAATCAAGATAGCCAAACAGCGAATCACGCGCTCGTTCTCTCGCCTTCAGATCGTGCCTATCCGATATATTGAGTAGCGGTGCCATGTACCACTCTTTCAGAGTCTCGCCCTCAAACGAGGGGGTGCTATGGTTCGTGGTGTTAGCGCGGAAATCACTTGACATGGTAAGCACCTGCTTTGCGTACTCCGAAAAGAAAGCGTACTGTTTGCGGTACTTCTTCAGCACCTCTAGCTTGGGCTTGTGCACATACTCATTGTTCGAAAACAAGGGAGACCCATCGGGTTCAATGAGCAGCCCATTACTCACATAGTGAAACTCATTGTTGTGCCGATAGTAAATCTTGCAGTTCACTCGGCAGATCTTGTCTACGCCAAGCAACTCTTGCATGATCTGTGCAGTACTGATCGATGACCAACCACCTGTTTGTAGTGTGATACAGCCATCGGATTGATACACGATGATATCGGTTTGCCAATGATTGACTCGGATATCACCATTCTTGCCCAACTCAATACGCGAGCGGTCGTGCTTGCGGTTCTTACCCAATGGGCGTTCGCCCTTGTACTTGCCTTTGATGTAAGGCTTGCGGGCGTTGTAGATTTTCAAAGCAGTTGCATAGTCAGGCATGGAATCAAGATCCTCACCCATGAATGCGCGTGCATAGTTGTTGTATGCCATGTTGTTTCCTCTCAAATATAGAAGTCGTAGTCGGGGTAGCGAGTAGCCAATGCTTCACGCATTGCTTCGATACGCACAGAAGCAGAGCGGTACATCTCCCATGCTTTCATTGCTTGGGACAGCTCGGTGTCAGGATTCGCCAACAGTTTCAGCACATCTACACCCATCTCGGCGTAGTCGGCACAGGTTTGGTTCCATTGCTTGAGCACACCATAGATGCGTGGCTTGTGGTTAGTAAGCGTGGACTTGATGTACTTGGTGTTGACATGCTGACGGATAGTCATTTTGTCGTTGGTTGTGTCGGTTGCGTTTGTCATCTCAGTTTTCCTCTATGTGTTTGATTGTCGTTCTTGCCAAGTGAATATCAGCGTTTAAGGTCGCGAGCCATGATGACTCCTCGATGTACTTATCCGATGATTCGATTAGGTACTTGAGTACCGAAATTAATGCTTCGATCTTTTCTGCGTCAGTCATCATGGTCTCCATGAAGCGTCATCGATGCGTTGTGCTTCTTCCGCTTCGTTGCCCACGCTCTCGGTAACTATGTACCCTTGGCTTTTCGCCAATGCTTCCAATGCGGGTAGGCAAGCCATGTAGGTTGACTCTTCGTCAAACTGTGCCACGACATGCGCCCCTGCTTTTGCTTCAAAGAATACTGTGACTTTCATTTACTCCCCCTCGCACATGGGGCACTCGGGATGAGCGCCGTTATAGATATGGGTGAAGTCGCCTGTGTATCCGCATCGGATGCAGACATGAACGCGGAATGCAGGTGCGCTCGCCATCCATGTCTCTCTTGATACTTTGATAGGATGCTCAACCCGATTAGAGTTGTGCACCGCGACATACTGAATGTCTGTCATTTTGTCTCTCCAGTTAATGCGTCTGTGATTAAGTATTCATCGGGTCTTTCTGTGCGTAAGCCATCCATCTCATCAAGATAGCGTTCAATCTCCTCCCGCAGGTATTCGGGCAATGTGGGGGATAAATCCTCAACCTTGCCATCATTCCATGTAACTAGCAGTCTGCAATCAGTAATTGCAAATGTGTATTTGCTGTGTGGGTCTCTTGTCATTTTGTATCTCCGCTAAGTGCTTCTGTGACCAAGTGCCCAAACATGAACCCACCTGCGTACAGGCATAGCGCCCACAGGTAGAAGCCATCTAGGTTGTATATTCCGATACTAATAAACATAGACGCAACTATGGTCATCAGTAAAAAGTAAATCTTCGTTGCCATTACATGCCCCTTTGTTCTTTAGGATTGGTATTGCACAAATCGTTGTAGTCGGTGATCAGTTGGTAAGCACCCTTGGAATAGGGAATGCCTACGCACCAAGACAGTCGGTCTTCCTGAGACTGCCGTTCACCGCAGGGTTTGCATACTAGATGCCCATACAAGGCGCGAGCCTTGCCGATGCCGTTTGTGCACCCGATGGTGCGACAGTAGCCATTCTTCATGAGGTCACCTCATTGGTTACAGAGTAGTCACCCTCGTCGATACAGGCAAGCAAAGCATTGCGGTTGAAAGTCACGACACTTGATATCCGTCTACGGATGTACTCAAGTGCGCCCCCCTCGGTTTGGATGCTTTCCATGTCGGTCGTGTCAAAGCGATAACGAGACAAAGTTTTGCCGTTAGCCGTGGTGTGCAAGCCAACGCGAATGGTAGTGCGGATAGCCATAATCATCTCCAATACAGAACATTACAAAAAAGACATACTGACCAAGTGTCATAATGTCGCTGAGAGTGCCATAAGTCGATCGCCCATAGCATCTCCCTCGCCGTCAGGCGAAGCCTGAGTATAACACAAAAACTATACTTTGTCAAGTGTTTGTCTTCTATCGTAGGGTGTATTGTTCGGTAAATTTAGTAAAACCGATACAGTAAGTATTACAATGTTCCGTGTTTTTTACGATTTAGAACAATAGGAGGGAAAATTCGAACAATACGAAGTCGTTGATTTATATAGGTTTTTTTGTTCTTCTTCTTCTTAAATTAATTATATTTATTTATATTGTTCCTTTGTTCTTGGATGTTCCGAAATATAGCGTATTTGTACGCCAGTCCACGGCGGGTGCTGATAAGAGATGCACTTGCTGGGTCGCGCAGTCGAACAGCGAAATTCAGAAATAGGGGTTTCTCGAAACCGCCAAGAACAATAGAACAATGCAGAACAAACCTTTATAATCAAGGACTTAGTATTGTTCCTTAATGTTCGAATTTTTTATTTGCCGAACATTGTAGACATAATGACTTATTGTCAGTTTGTCGCTCGTAACTGCACTATAGTGCAATGTGCGTGGCTACCGCGTTGGCATGACCGATCCCTGACCTTGGTGTCTTTTTAGAACCAAATATGTACGGGTTTCTACTATTGTGTTCCTGTGTGGTTCATATAGTCTTGGTATCGGCGTAATGACATGGGGTCATTATGTCAGCAACCAACCTAGGAACTGAAATGGAAAAAACTGTAGTAGCGCAGGCGATCACCCAAGTGATCGACCAAGCCGACCAAGCTGGCGAGTTATTCGCCAAGTCTGAAATTGACGCTAGCCAAGCGTTAGAACT